AGCACCTGGCCCTCGCCCATGTCGACGGCCTCGCGGATCTCGTAGGCGAAGCTCACCTTTCGCGTGATGCCGGCCTCAATGTCGGCGCGGCGGCGTGCCTCCTCTGATCCAGCGATTTCGGTGTTCGGGCTCCAGCGGGTCGTCACCACTCCCATCCGGTCGGCACCGATCTCGGCGCTCGTCACCACCCCCAGCACCACATCGCGGTTGTGGTTCCACAGATGCGCCGCCCCCGTCTGCAGCCGGCTCAGGTCCGCAGCGCCAGGGGCATGACTGAGCACCTCTCGGCCAAACCATCGGTCCACCGGCTCTTCGCTGCTGAACGTGAATCGCACGCCCTCGTCGGTCGCGGTCGGCGCTGCGTCTATCGCCAGCTCGCGCGTCTGCTGCAGCTCGCCCTTGTAGCGCTGATGCAGCTCGGTGCCGGTCAGTGTCCGAGGTTCCGAAGCGGGCTCTGCCAGCTTGTTCGCGGGGATGATCCAGAACTTGCACAGTGCCCCGGGCTGGATTTCGCCCTCCACGATCTCGCACGCCGCCGGGCCCTGGTAGAAGGCGCAGTTGCTGCACACCATCCCCTGCCCGGCAAACGGGCTCTCCGGCATGTAGTGGGCATCAGCCTGGCTGAACTCGCCCACCTCGTCGGTGATCTCCTCCAGCGCCTCGTAGAGCATCCCCTGCGCCACGGTCATGTCCGGCGTCAGCTCGCGCGATTTCTCCCCCGTCGCCTCCTCGAACAGAATCGCCTTGTGGTCGTGATCGCTGAGCCAGGTCTTCGCTTGCTCCGGCGTGAATCGCTCAGCATCAAATCTGATCGCCTGCAGCCGCACCGGCTCGCCCTCCTTGATGCCATAGATGAAGTCCACGCCCTCACCACCGGCGCCATTCTCTCGCCGGAATCGGTCGAACTCACCCGGGTCGACCAGTCGTGCCGCGTGCTCGTTCGGGTATGGCCTGGCCTCAGTTTCCGGCATCGCTGGCTGTGATCGGTCCGCCTTGATGCTATCGGCGCGGGCCGTGGCCCACTGCTGCCCCGGATCGCCGCCCCATGCCGCCCATGCCACCCGCCCAGGGCTGGGGTAGCCGTCCCCCCCAGGCCGGAATCCCTCCGCCCGCTTGTCGACCTCATGCCTGGCGAACCATGCCGCCATCACGATCACGGTCTGCTCTGACAGTGCATCGCCGGACAGGATCTGCGTGGCCCTGCGGGCCGCCACTGCGGTCCCGCCTCGCCGCCCCTCCGCCTTCCAGTCGCGGTAGCGCTGCGCCTCTTCGCGCATGCCGGCCGTTGGCGTCAGATCAGCCATCCTGAGGGCCTCCCTGCTGCGTCAGCTCCGGCAGCGTGACCGTCACCCCGTACTGGCCCTCCAGCTGGCGTTCGGCCTGCTTGTCCTTCAGCACCTGCTCGTAGGTCGTGCCCAGGGCGGTGCAGATTCTGATCTTGCTGGTGTAGCCCGCCCCTTCGCTGATCACGTTCGCCTCGGCCTCCTTCTTCGGGTCAACCCAGGCCCAGCCGCGGGGCTGCCATTGCGCCGCGTCCAGATAGCGATCAGGCCTCAGCTCGAAGTCGGCCAGCGGCACCGCACCAGACAGGACCGCCAGCGGCAGCCACTCCCGGAACACCCTCTCGTGCAGCCGCTGGATCAGCTGAGTCTGGAGCACCGCCCAGGCATCCTGATCCTGCAGGTACTCCTGGCGCTGGCTGCTGTAGCTCGCCTGGCTGGCATCGCGGGTCAGGCTCGCATAGCTCACGCCAGTGCCTGCCGCCATCCGCCTGGTTTTCTGCCTGACGAACATCTCAAGCTGCGAATCCGGCGCATTCATCTGCGGAATCTCGACCGATTCGCCCGGTCGCAAATACTTGAACACGCCAGGCTCAAAGTCCGTCACCCGCTCGCCATCCACCACCCCGTCGCCGGTCAGCTCGCCCTCCCCATTGGTGATGAATCCCATCTGAGACGCCGCTGCCCTCGCGCGGATGGTCGCGGCCTTCTCGTAGCCGTCGAGCTGATGAGCGTCGGACATGACCGGCGCCACCAGCGGCACCCCACGGCTCTGCCCAGCACGGGTCGGGAAAAAGTGGTGGATCATGTCGGCCGCCGGCACTCGCTCAACCCGCCGCTGCCCAGGGTTGTTTCCGCTCGTCAGGTAGTCGCCCGGGTGAGCGGTCAGCACCGCGTAGGTCTGCGGTCGTCCCCACTCGTCAATCTCGATCCCCATCCTCCACCGGTTGCCCGTTGCCTTCAGCGGCCCGACGTAGTTCAGGTCCAGCTGGTCGGACTCGATCACCTCCAGCGCCAGCGGGATCCGGTTCGTCGCGCCGAATGCCCTCCGGACGATCCGGATCAGCAGCTCACCAGAGTCGACCGGCTCCATCGCTGCCAGCCATTGCATGTCCAGGAACGACCGCAGCCCTGCCACGTCACAACTGTCCGCCCGACACCAGCGCCGCCATGCCCTCTCGATCATGCTGTTGGCCGCCTCATCCAGCCCGCCGCCGCGCAGCCGCTGAACCTGCATCTGCAGCTGGATGCCGGCCGGGCCCACGATGTTGTCCCGGCACAGGCGCTTCAGCTGCGGCACATAGGGCGTGTCCCGCCCCATCGACCGCGCACGGTTCCGCAGCCGCGGCAGGCTGCCCTGAATCTCCGCATCGGCGCTCGTGCCGCTCGTCAGCCAGTCGGCAGTCAGCCGGTCTGCCACCGCACCCTCGTAGCCTCGCCGCCGGGGCCGCATCACCGGTGCAGGTGGCTCCCACTCCCATCCGGTTGCCCGTCGCAGCCGCCCCCAGAACCCCATCAGCTGAACCTCACGAACAGGTTGAACGGGTTGCCTCTCCCGTTCGCAATCGACTCAGCCGCCTCCTCTCGCGCCACCTCGGCCTTCAGCTGGCTCTCAAGCTGCAGCAGTTCCGACAGGTCGTAGCGCTTCACCATCCGCGTCCCGATTCGGTACTCCTGCGCTCCTCCCCCGGCGATCACTGCGCGGATCGCGGCCTGACAGGCATCCAGGTCCTGCCGTGCCTGGCTCCTGGCATCCACCGCCCCGGCAGTCGTCAGGTTCGGCAGCACCTCGAACGATCCGCTCCCGATCGTGTAGGCCGCCGCCCCCAGAGTTGCCACGCTCTGCCAGCTCCCGCGCTGGCCCGTCGGGAACAATGCCGTCACCCCGGCGCTCAAGGTTGACTCCCACCCGCTGCCGTAGGCCGCGCCGGTCGCCTGTGTCGCGCCGGTCGCCACGGGGAAGCGCACGTAGGTGTTCAGCACCCACCCGCCGGTGCTGCGGATCGGGTCCAGCGTCGGTGTCGCCGCCTCATCCGTGCGCCAGATCACCGTGTCGCCTGGCCGGATCTGATCGGGGAACGTCAGGCTCATCACCAGTTCTGAACGAACCCGCCGCGGCGTCGGGGCTGCCGTGACTCTAGCGGCGCCGTTCCGGTCGGGGTCTCGGGGGGTGGTGGGGGCTGGTCCAGCGGCTGCAGCCGTTCGGCCATCTGATCCCAGTACGTCGCCGTGTTGTACCGGCGCCGGTGAAGCTGGAGCATCGCGTAAGCGTAGACCAGGCAGTCTGTCTGCTCATTCCTGACGCCCTTGGGGCAGAACCATTCGCGGATGGCGGCACCCTGCCGGTCGTATCGCACGCGCTGCTTCTCTGCGGTCAACTGCTGGAAAAACCGCTCGTCTGCCGCCATGCCGAACCGGAACGATCCGGGCCCTTCCGTCTGATGCCGCAGCCTGCCCATCAGCGTCGTCTTTGCCGTATCGGTGCCGATCAGGTACAAAGTGATGCCGCGCTTGATCACCTTCCCGGCTGCGCTGACGTCCTGCTTACTGCCCTTGCCGATGACCGGCTTGCCTCGGGTTGAGCTGCCCTTGATCGCCACCACAGGCTCAGTCGATCGCTCGCGCACGTAGCGATAGACCTCATGGGTGTTGTCGCCACTGTCCACGCCACACAGGACCATCGGCACGACGACGCCATCAGGCCGGCACCACTCGGCCCGGCGCACGGTGTCGAGCTGCTCCCACACCTCTGGTGCCGTCGCCGCCCCGCTGATCTCCGCCTGCCAAATCAGCGACGCTGACTCGCCGACGCCCCAACCCCAGACCGCCAGGGCCAGCCGGTTGTCTTGCACGTCCACGCCCATGGTCAGGACCAGGACGCCATCGGGCACCGTTCCAGGCTCGTAGTCCTCGCGCCTGGCCATCAGTCCATCCGCGCTGACGGCGTTGGCGTAGTCCTCCTCAAACGTCTCGCCTAGGGTTGTGTTGACGAACGTCTGCAGCTGGATCTTGCTGCCCTTCACCTCCAGGAACTCGCGGGCCAGATCGGACCACGCCGCATTCGGGCTATAGCTGTAGGCGGCCCAGATGTGAAACCCAACCAGCCCTGGCCGCGATGACGTGGCCGTGGGCCGCCACTCGCCCCGTTCAACCAT